GGCTTCTGGTTTTTCTTCTTGTTTGGTATCACTCTCTGCCTGTACTGGTTCAGCTTCAGGCTCTTCGCTACTGGGTTGATCTTCAGAACTTTCTTCATCTGGTTCAATTCCTTTAGCTCGGAGTGCTTCTTTCTTCATAGCTAGAAGCTCTTCTTCATCTTTCTTTATGCGTTCTTCATTACTTAGGTATCCACCTCTGCCCATTAATACTCTTGGTATTTCAGGTTTTACCATTGGATTAGGTTTAGCTGTTTCATTAGTAGCCATTTGTTTTCTCCTTATGTTGGGGTCAGCCGAAGCCGAGTGGCCTTATAGTTATTTGGATTTTTTATTTTTACTTTTCTTCTTTTTGACCATGCCTCCTTTACTCATCATGCCTCTTCTTGGATCGCCATAGTCAATGTTTGTTCTTTCATTGGAAGGTGCAACTGTTCTACCAATTTTTGCTATACTGTCGCCAGTCTTTTTTGAAGCTAGAGAAAAAGCTTTTGATCTATCCCTGGCTTTTTGTTTTTTCTTTTCTTTGTTGTCTTGTTGAGTAGTACGCATTTGCTGTACTTGAGTTTGTGGTGCAGGTTGCGGTTCAGGTTCTTCTTCTGGTTTAGAAAACGCATTAGCTGCAGCTTCTTTAGCTATTTGTTTGGCAGCTTCTATTTGCGCTCTAGTTAAAGGTACACCTGGAATCTCGGCATCTACACCTGGAGTTGTTATAGGTTGTCCTTCATCTGGTGATGGCCCCATACCTTCAAAACCTGTTAGCTGCATTTGACTAGACTCTTGTGGATCAGGTGTGTAAGGTTGTGCTATGTTCTGATTTGGAGCTAGCGTAGGATCACTATAATCTACATCAGGTCTAACTGGCGTAGGTATCTGAGATACAATTCTCTCAAACTCTTTGCCCTGAACTTTGTCTAATAAAGTTTTAACTAAACCAGGCTCTTCTCTATTTATCAACTCTAATAAACTATTTAGCCTCATCTTATCTACTTCAGAAGTAGCAGGATCAGCTATTCTTCTTTCTATTTCAGCTTTGGTTCTTCTTGTTTTATCCCACATTATTAGTTTAGTAATAGGACTTAACCCAGCAAATATTTTGCTTCCCATAGTTCTCTGATCAGCAATCATAGCTTTTAGTTCTTCTAAAGATAACTCTTTATAGTTTATAGGTGTAGGCGCTGGTGTAGAAGGTTTATCTCTTTTACTAGATGATGACTGTACAGGCTCAGAAGATATACCGTCCATAGTAGGTATAGTGTAGTTAACAACATCGTCTATGGAAACTGCATCACCTGCTGGGTAGTAACCTTCAGGTATTTCCATCTGAGGTACACCGTCCACAAAGGTTATAAATATTCTATGGCCCTCGTCATTCATGTATTCAACTACAGCAGTGTTTACACTAGACAGATCAAAGCCACCCTTCTGAGAGTAGAACGGTTCTGGATTTACAAGGCCGCCTTCGTCAAAATAATTAAAAGGGTTAAGTTTACCTAAATTAGGAGCTATATATTCTTCATACCTATTTTTTCCATCAGGGTTAGTTGTAAAAAAAGGCTCATCATCTTTCTTCTTTACTCTCTTTTCTATATTATCATCCATAGTATTGAAATCAGCAAAACCTGTGTATTGGGCTATGCTCATACCAGCAGGTATATTATTAAGACCAGCAACTTCTACTCCTGGTCCTGTAAAGCTGTCTCCTCCTTTGCCAACATTGCTTTTTAAATAATCTGCACTGCTCATTCCAGCATTAGGATCAACTGCTGCTACATTAGTTGGGGCTGGTGTGGGGGCTGCTGGTTTAACTGCTGGTTTAACTGGTGGTTTGCGTTTTCTTCCAGTAAGAGATCCTCCTCTTATGTCTCTTACAGTTGGAGGTTTTCTAGTTCCAGGTGCGGAATAGCTTTTATATATACTGCCACGGCCTCGTTCAACATTCATACCACCTTTAGACATAGCTACAGGCTCTTCATCATCCATAACATCTAGATCTTCTATAGTTATTTCGATGTCCATATCTTCATCCATCATGGGTTCTCCACCCATACGTCCATCTTGTGCCATCTGAGCATAGCCCATCTTAGCCTCAGCACGTAAGTCTTCAAATAGTTTTACACCATGAAAGTTTACTACATCAGCAGGAATAACTATCTCACCCTCACTGAGGTTGGCTGGTATGTCATCTCTTACGTTTTCTGCATTTGAACCAAGAGGTATTTCATTACCAGAAACAGGATCTACTCCTATTGTATTGTCAGGTACATTACCAAAGTTCATTTCCATTTGTTGTTCAAGTGCCATTATTGACTGTCTCCCTCAGTAATTTTAACTTTCTAAGCACGTCTATCGCACCCTGTTGTCTGTGTATAACATGCGGCTCACTTGCTGTTTCTAACGCACGTTGTCTCATACTTATTAGTTCATCTATATGTTGTTGAAACTGTTCGTAACATTCTGTATCATTGACCAACTGCTTGAGGTGCATTACCTGTAAATCCTTGTTCTTCTGGTAGTGGTGCTGTACCCACTCCTATTTGTGAACCTCCACCTCCAGATGTATCGGCTACGTCCTGTACACCCTGACCTTCTGGTCCTGCTGGTTGTTGTACAGGAGCTTGAAAGCCTTTTAGTATTTCAGCCTGTATAGCTGCATCACCCATAGAGTTAGTAACCTTGTCAGGATCTAAGTCCATACTCTTTGCAATCTCACGTATAATATAATCCATTTTTGCAAAAGGTGCAAGTACTGGATTTTGTGCAACTTGCAAGAACTGCATCAAGCGTTGACTACGTACTTCGTTAGCCATCAAGCTTTCTGTGCCTGATGCGTGTACTTCTAGATCACCACGTATGTCATCATCAAAGTCAAACTGCATGTTAAATGCAAAGAATGCTTTACCTAATGGTCTAATTAAGTAGTCGTCCACATTCTTAACAACCGTTCTGATACTTCCGTTGGCAGCAGACATAAGCATACTAATACCAGAAGCAGTGCGACCAACACCACTAACACCTGTTTGTCCGTGTGCGAATGATGGGAATCCCGTTGACTCATCTGCTAAAACCCTTGCTTTATCAAATAGTTGCATGTTTTCCCCTGCTACATTAGGGAACTTAGTACCGAAGATAGCTTGACCTGGAGCGCCACCTTGTCTACGAAATACCTTACCTGGATACACAGATAGATCTTGACCAGGAACTAAATTAGTTTCATCTACTTCTATGATAAGATTGCCAGACAGTGCAGCATTATCAATAGCCATACGCATAAAGCCATTCATTAATGTCTGTGTATCATCCATGTTTTCAGCAATACCAACACCAAAGAAAGAGTATGGGTTATGCTCATATGGTACAGCATAGTACGGTATGCGTGTAGGCTTAAATGGATTTAGCACAAAGCGTAATACTTCTCCGTTACTTATCCAAACATTACAGTTAACTTCATCTAAGTCACTAAGCTCACTAGGTATATCTACACCATGTTCTTCTAGTAGCTTTGTATCTACGTAACCCCAGAACTCTAACACTTCCCAACGCTCTGATGTTGGCTGAGTGTCATCGTCTTCCATAGTCATTTCCCAGTACTTCTGTGTGTAGTCTGGTCCTTTGTCTATAGCTAGTTGTACAGAGTCATCCATAAAGTATGGACGTGTTTTTAGCTTACGTAGTTGAGTACGTGACATCTTGTGTCTTTGTACAACATACTCTGCATCATCCATAGCTTTGGCTTCAGGGTCTGGATAGAAATCCCATATGCTTACGTGATCACACTCTGGAACAGTTTTTATGACAGGGTCATACTCACCGTCTTCATTCCAGTTAGGATACTCTTTGTCTACAGCGAATGCACCTTTCATAACACCAGTACCTAGTAGTGCCATTTCAAATGCCATGCTTCTTAGATGTGTAGTAGCACCAGACTCCTGCAACTGATCATGGATTTTCTTTTCCATCTTCTTGGCTGCAACCATAGCAGGATGAAATGTAACTGTAGTTCCTGTAGTGCCATCACCTTCTATTATCTTCTCACTAACAGGAGCAAGCTTATCTTCCATACCAGCTAATCTTGCCTGTAGATCAACAAGTGTTTCTCCTGGCTCTAGAGTAGTGTCACCATCTATTAGGTATGGCTTTGGTGGTGTTGATCCCATAGCATCACTGATAGCACCCATTGCATTCTCTGCATTAGGGTCTACATTTATGTGTACAGATTCTGCTACACCATCAGGTAGAACAGAAGGATTTACAGACAAGGGGAACTTGTTATTACCAAACAACACATCCACTATCTGTCCGTAAGCTGCTAGTGTTTTTGTCTTTGTTACCTTTACAAATACACGTGACTTTTCCGTGTCAGTAAACTGCACATCTGAACCATACAATCCTCTATAGTTACGATATGCTTTTAGCCAACGTTGTTCATCAGCATATCTAGAATCTTCTGATCTTTTGTAACGGTCTTTTACAAAACTAACCACACTTCCTTTTTCTTTAAATATAGAATCAAGTGCGTCTTCTGCTGCCACAACATCCGCTGTTTCAAACATTTCTTCCTGTTCAGCCATTATATTCTTCCTTGTTAAAACAATCTAGTTGTATGTCGTAGTATGGGTTGTTTCGGAACTTGTTCCAATTAGAAGAATCAGCCATATTCAAACACTGCTCTTCTGTAAACATCTCTTGCATTATATACTGGTTGCCTGTATAGACCCAATCAGTTCCGTTGTTTCCCCATATACTTATTACTAATACAAAAGCTTTCATTTATTTTTTCTCCAAGGTCCGTTGTTAAAAGCAGCTTGCTCTTCGCAATTAGGACATGTAGTGTTCCACATATTCGTATTGTAAGTTACCTCGCACTTAGGGCAAGTTTGTATTACATCAGTATCCGAACGTTGCGTCACTAGCTTGGAATCCTGTTCTCTGTTTAGCAGGGTTGTAATCCCATATGCTGCTTCTTGGTCTAGTCATTATACCATATCTTAATGCATCATACAAGTGGTCTTCTGCTTTGGTGTCTACATCTTCTGGATTCTTTTTGTCCAGTGGGATGCTTGGTATTTGTGCAATAGTGTTTACACAGTTATTCATAAATACTAACATAGGCTTTTCAGTAAAATCATCTACCTTTAAACGTCTATGTATTTCGTTTTTACCTGCGATACGTGAACCTCTTGAGCGATCAGAAGGACGCCATCGACACCCTTTCATATTCATCTGCTCTGCTAATGATGGTCCAGTATCGCCTCGGTTGTGCCACAAAGAACTATCAAGCACACCGTATCTCATACCTCCATCTTTAAACTCTGCCTCTAGTATCATATCTGCTAGATCTGTAGCTGTAACCTTAGAGACATACATTTCTCGGTAAACTATAAGCTGCTCATCAGGAGCCACAGTAAACCAAAGAACTCCAGTATAACTACCATACCCATAATCGCAAGCACGAAACCTCGCCCACGATTGAGGAATTTCAAAGTGTTCGATAACGTGTTTTGCTCTGTCGAACTCTGGGAATGCTGCTCCTTCGTTGATGTCCCAGTTACCTTCGAGGAGTTGCTTCCTCTGATGCTCTGGTAGTGATAAGAGCATGGCTTCATAGTCACCCTCTTCGGCAAGGTATGGATTATCGAAGAGTGACGCAGGAATAAACCTACGCTTAAATAAAGGCTGGCCTTCCTTGCTATGTCCTTTAGGGTATGTAATTGTTTTACTTGATTCAATATCTGTAGCCCAGAACTCTTTACCTGCAGGGGCAGGATCTATAAACATCTTTTTTACCCAAGCATGTCCAGCGCCACCTGGGTTTGTTGTAGCCCTCATGTATAGCCCTAGTTGTTTACCGTAAGCGCTACGAAGACGTGACCTCATATAATCCCAAGCGTAAGGTGTAGGCCATTGAGTAAGTTCGTCAAATCCAATCCAGTTAAAAGCCTGTCCTTGGTAACGTGTGACATCGGTATCCTTGTCCAGATACGACATCCATAGTCTTCCACCTCTAGGAGAAATCCACTGTGACTTACGCTCTGACCATTTGATTCCTGGTATGGCACGTGGGTATAACTCCTGTGACTTCTGTATAAGTTCTCTTAGTTCCTCAGTTGTGTGTCGTACAAGGAGTCCAGAAAAGTTAGGATCGTTTAAGCCGTGTAGTGGATCTGCAAGCATAGCATAAGACTTACCACCACCAGCAGCCCCTCCGTACAGAACTTCTCTTTCAGAAGAACTCAAGAAAGTTGTTTGTGGACCTGGGTTAGGTTTGAATACGACTTCTTGTGCTTCTTCTACGTCATACTCAGGTGCTACTACCTGTGCTGGAGTCTGGGGGGTTTCGACTTCCACAGGCTTCTGAGTATGCTCCGACTCCTTGCGTTTCGAGCTTCTCGATTTCCGAGAGCGTTTCTTCGAGCCACTTGGCAAGCTTGCGTTTAGTGATAGATGCTTTTCTACGTCTTTGCTCAACTTCTATTCTCTTCTTTAGACCCATATGTGATATGTATCGGCCTGTTTCTTTACTCAGCCATTGTGCTACTGCTCTGTAACTATACTGTCTGAGGTGTTGTTTTGCAAGCTCTAAAGCTTCTAGCTCGTGTTCTATGGGTACAAGTAATCTATCATTGTCAGGATCTAGTTCGTAACCAAATGGTATTTTCTTAGTAAACCTGACAATCTTGTGCCATTGTTTGTTGTGTGTTTTAAGCGGCTTCGGTAGTTGCCAAAAGCCTAACTCTCTTTGAGGTATTATTCGTTTGTACCTTCTTTAGGGGGTAAGTAAAAAATACCACCACCGCTGGTGACATCTACTTTGTCTACTTTACCAAGACCTGCTCTGTCAAGCACATCTTTGGCAGCTATCATTTTTTCTTTGATACCCAACTGAGTGGGATCTTGCAAAGCGCCCATAAGCGAGACAGCAGCTTTCGGGGC